CATGGAGGCAATTGGGATGCAATTAGCACTTTTGTCCCAAGCGTTGAAGGAAAGAAAATATTTGTACAAAACAAAACGGTTGCCACTTACCAAATAGCCACAAAACTAGAACGCGAAACGGCAGAAAGTTTACCAATTGCGGGGTGGCGACCTGTTTACGAAACGACGCAATTTGGCGAAGAGTTAGTAGGGGCAGAGTTGGCAACTATACGACGAGCGGACTTTAATGATTACACGATACAAGACGCAGTTACGGTATATGCGGATGAAAGTGATCTTCAATATGATGATGCATTGAATACTTTTTACACGGTAGACCATCCATATAGGCAAGGTTACAAATACGATGTTGTTAGTTTGGCATTACAGCACGATGACGCTGGAGGCTTTACTCGCGAAAGGCAATATGATGGTGGAGGAGTGCACGCATTTGGTTAATGATTATTGCAACATACGCTACAAAAAAATATGTGTACGCATTGCCAAATTTCGGCAGGCGTTTAGCGAGTGCATTGTATGAGGCAGAAGCAAAAAAAACAAAGTTCTTGTTTGTAGGCGACCAAAGTCCCGAAATTGAAGAGCACGCGCACACATACATAAAAAATATTTTGCCGAATGGAGTTGATTTTGACTTTATTGGATTGCCTCTTAGTGATTTGGCAAAGGACAATTACAAAGAGGATGCACAACTGCTGATTGCACAAATGCAGTCCGAGGCTTTTACTTATGCAAGGGCAAATGACGCAAAGAAATTCTGGAGCATTGAAAGCGATGTGCTAGTGCCTGCTAATGCATTGCGTGTGTGCAAAGATATATTGCAATTTGACAATGGATTTTATGATGTAGCAATGTGTACTTATCCGAGCCAAGGTGGTGGTGCTTTTTTAGGTGGTCGGGGCAATTACACACGGCAAATTGCTGAAGATTTTCATGAAAGCGAAAAAATAATTCCAAAAGAATTAAAATCTGAAAAAGCAAAACTTTTAAAAATAAAAAAAAGAGACAAAGATTGGGTTGAAAAATTTAGAGATGTTGAAGACAAAATCAAGGAATGCCCACCCAAAGCCAATGTGTACACCTTGAACGGCAAGAAATGGAAGCAACGAGGTTGGATGGAATATGCTTATCCTGCTATTGGTAAAGGAGCAATTGTGCCGACTGATTGGGTTGGTATGGGTTGTACTATGTTAAGTAAAAAAGCTTTGGCTCACGCACATTTTGACGGATATGAAGGCAGGGGGACGCAAGATCTTTATTTAGGTTGGCACAGATGGAAACCACTAGGATTGAACATGGCCGTCACAACGCACGCAATATGCGATCATGTCATAAGAGTAAGAAGCAAAGACGAACAAGATTACGAAAATATAAAAATTTGCAATGCTTACCATGAACCGCAAGGCGAATGCGTTGGGCATTTGCGACAAGAATTAACTGAGCATTATAAATTTGTAGCAGGGGAAACTGCCCCGAAACAACAATAAGGAAATTCCCTTACTATGTAAGGGAAAGAAGCTTGCGACAAAAAAAGGCTTGCAAGTAAACGGCATTTGCCAGAAAAGAAAAAAGCACCCCGCCAAGACTAACGGGATGCTTTACAACAACAACAATCATAAATGAAAGGAAAAAAATGCAAGATGACAAGCTAAAAGATGCAATAAAAAAAGCGGAGGAAATGCTACCGACACATGGTGTAAAAGTAGCAGGGGGGAAAACATATCTAATGGTTGTCCATCGACTAGAGATCTTACGAAGCGTATTCGGGATGGATCTTGGTATCGAAACTTGTGTAATTCACCACGATGCAGAGCGTGTAATTGTCCAAGCGAAAATTACGGATAGCAACTGCATGATTTACGGAAGCGGATTAGCAGAGGAATACAGGAACGATGGAAATGTTAATGCTACATCAGCAATTGAAAACGCCGAGAGTTCGGCAATCGGGCGAGCATTGGCAAGCCTTGGATTGCATGGCGGAGAATACCCTTCAGCAGACGAGATGAATAAAGCCCTTAATTCCAAACGAAAGCCACAAAAAGAGCCCTTGCCTGCACCCGCGAGCGGATCTTGGAGTGATGCAATAGTTCCAATCGGGAAAAACAAAGGGAAAACTCTGGGCGAGCTTACTGAAAACCAAAGAAAATGGTATTTGGAAAAGTACGAGGCGAACGAAAATTATCCCGAATCGGTAGCATTCCGCGAGGCTTGCGACAAATGTTTAGCAGGAGATGATGAAACTTTCGAGGAGGAATACACGCAAACCGATGAAATTAGCGAGCAAACTGCACAAGATTTGGAGGACGAGGATGTTCCCTTCTGATTGGATTGAATGGGCAGGCTTGATCTTTGCATTACTAGCTTATGGATCCATGTTAGGAGTAGCATTGGCATACGCATTTGCGAAGCATCAACAAACTGAAGAATTAAAAACAAGCAACAGACAACTACATCACGAAATAAAATTAGAAAGAATTAAACAAGACAATGAGCATTATATTCGATATCGAGACAAGACCTCAGACACAAATATTATCTGAGCTAGAAAATAACTATCCCGAATTTGATCCCGACTCGGTTGCCATAGGTAACTTGAAGGACGAGGAGAAAATTAAGAAAAAGATTGTAGACGCAGGCATCGCCCATTTACAGAAGCAGTCAGAATTGTTTGAGAAAGAGCACAAAAAGGCTTGCTTGGACGCTGACTTAGGAAAGCTCTCTGCTATTGGGATCTTACACATAGAAGATGGCACTCGCGAAATTATAGACGCAACGCATAACGAAGCCGATTGCTTGGAGCGATTTTGGCAGATTGTTGACGGCATAAAAGGGCGGGGGCAATGGGCTTTTGGTTGGAACATAGAAGGCTTTGATTTGCCGTTTCTTTTCGGACGCTCGCGTTTATTAGGCGTACAATACGACCCTTATATGATTACAAATTATCGATATTTCGACAAATGCTTTGTAGATTTGCACAAGGTGTGGACATTTGGATCTTTCGGGAAATTTTGCTCACTGAAAAAAGCGAGCAAGGCATTGGGATATGAGCACAAGAAAATGGATGTCAAAGGCGGAAATTTCTACACTCATTGGGAGAGCACAGATGTAGCGACAAAAGACAAGGCGAGGGAATATTTATTTGAGGACCTCGAGCAAACGATGGCGATTTGCTCTGCGACGCATGGATTAATTAAGGGAAGCAACAAGGAAGGGATAATTGACGATGACGCATTCGGTACGAGATAATAGCCTAGAGGCTTACTATGAACTAAAAGCAACTCTCAACATTAGGCAGGATGAAATCTTATCAATTATTGAGAAATACCCCTTGTTAACTGATAGGGAAATATTAACTAAATATGGGGGGCGGGAAATGAATGAAGTGCGCCCTAGAATAACTGAGTTAATAAAAAAAGGATTGGTTAAAGAGGCAGGCGATAGCAAATGCCAGATTACAGGCAGGACAGTTCGCATATTGCAAGCAGTAGATTTCAATCACCCCGAACAAATGCAATTGCAGATATGAAGATGCGTTTTACGGATATACATAAATGGAACAAGAGATGGTTTCGGGATTTAACCCCCGAAGCCAAATTGTTATTGTTGTATCTTTACGACTCTTGTGGGGACGCGGGCATTATTGAAATTGATCCAAGGAAATATGCGTTTGATACAGGTCTTGATCTGTTGAAGGAAAACAATCCCTTGGAGGAATTATTAGCTACAGATAAATTACAATACCATGATTCGCGTTATTTTATATTGCCGAAATTTATACGCTTTCAGTATCCCAAGGGATTGAAGCAGAATTACAATCCTCACATGGGCGTTTGGAAGGAGATAGAAAAGCACAACATCGACATAGATTCTATAGATATTCCAAGCCTTGACCAAGCCTTGACCAAGCCTTCCAAGATAAGGATAAAGATTAAGGATAGGACTATAATAGAAAGATTAGAATTATTATGGGCGAAATATACGGGAGGACTAAGCCCAAGATTAAAGATCGACGAGGATCGTTGGCACGCAATTAATGATTTGCTTGGCACATATTCATGGCTTGATCTAATTAGGACATGGAAGAAGGCAGGGGAAAGCGATTTCCTTACTAATCGATTAAATGTAAATCGGAACGGATGGAAAGCCAACTTTGATTGGATGCACAAGCCTGCAAATTACAGGAAGATAAGGGAGGGCAATTACGACAACGAGAAAGGAATGGATTATACAAATGGATTCTGAAAAATACATAGATGATACAAGTGTTTCATGGAGGCAAAATCAAACGAGGACAATAACAAGGCAATGCGAAGAAACAGGCGAGGATTTTCAGCTCACGCAAACACTATGGGGGAATACATGGTTCCCCGATATTAGATATTGCGATGCAGTATTAGAAAGAAAAGAGCAAGAGGAAGAGGACGCACGAAAAGCATTGTTGAAAAAGCGTATGCAGGAATCAGCCGAAGCTTGGATGGAGGAGAATGTGCCACCAATATATAGAGAGGAGCTAGATAGAAGTTACCCTATAAATTGGAAAGCTCACGATAAAGCTATGCAAGTAGACGGCTCGATCATATTAATAGGCAATACACGCAAAGGCAAAACTAGGACGGCTATGGAGCTTTTAAAGAGATATGCGTTGGCGGGCGAGCGACCTATTTTTAAAACTGCTGAGGCGATGGCGGGAGCTTTGGGTGAAGCTATGAGCAAAACTCGAATGGCTCACAACGGATTGATACATCAATATAGCAAAGTTAAAATTCTGATCGTTGACGATTTAGGCAAGGAAAACATGAGTAAGCGAGTGCAGAGCGATATGTTCGAGATCTTCAACGCCCGATTTGAGCACAAGCTTAAAACTATTATTACAACTAATTGGGTAGGGGATGCCTTGATCGAAAGATATCCCGACAAGGAATTAGCAAAACCATTGATTGCGAGATTCAGAGAATTTTGCGAACCCATTAGATTTTGAAAATTTACAATCCACCATTTGAGTTTCTGGCAGAAGCAAGCAAGGGTGCAGAAATTTACAAAATCGATTTGTTAGGGGATGCAGGAAACGGGGAATGCAGTTGTCCTAATTATCAATATGTTAAAAAGCCATTGTTAAACAAAGGACACGCACAAAGTTCTATGACAAGATGCAAACACATATTGCAAGCTCGTAACATTGCCTTGACCTTAATTATTAAGGCAGTAAACGAGGAACATGGAAAGCGAAGTAAAATTTTGGATAAATTGTGTCCCACCTAAAACCACGCACCAATCTGCTCTTAGAATATTCAAAACTAAAAACGGCAGGCAATTTGTAGGAAGAGACAAGAAGGGATTAAAAGTAGCAAACGAATTGCAAATACTATTGTTACCTTTTAAACCTGCCCAACCAATAAATGAACCTGTAGAACTTTTTGTTTCTTGGTTTTATCCATATCGTAAAAGCGAGCCGAAGAAAAACAGGAGCAAGCTTATACCATGTGCAACTCGACCCGATGCGGACAATATATTAAAGGGGTTAATTGATGCAATGACTGCAGTAGGTTTTTGGCGGGACGACAATTTAATTTTTAAGCTACATTTTGAAAAATATTTTTCGTCTACAAGCGGAATAGGCGTCAAGATCCGCATAAATAAAGGGCTTTAGCCCGAAAAAACTATTTTTAAAAAAGTGTTCTTAGGTATTGACTTTATGCGGATTCTCGCATAATCTTAATTACATAATCTTAATTATTTAATCTCAAATCAACAACCAACAACAACAATGAGAAACACTAGAATATTCCTTCGCCACCAAACAATACAAGCCTTGAATTTCCTTAATGGATGGAACGACCAACAATCAGCCGACCACATAAGAATACTTTTTGAAAATCACGGCACAACTCTTGAAGAAATATACGCAGATTGCACAACTCGCCTTATAGCTTAAATCAACAACACAACCAACAACAACAATGATCGCACTACTCTTAATCTTTCCACTTCTTACAATCGCATCTGCACTTTGGGCAATCGGAGATGTTTATTAATCAACTACAACAGGAGACAAAAACAATGAGAATCCAAAACACAACACACTTAAAACCTATAGCATCGGACTGCGACCAATGGAGCGGTTTGCAGAAATGCAATCGTTTAGAGGAATTAATTACTCACGCATACATTCAATATCAAGAAGAGATGTGTGCGATGGGAAATACGATTCTCGCTGACAATTTTTTTAATATACTAAAGCGATTAAATTTTCAGCCGAACCACAACGAAAAGGGATAAAGGGTCAGATATGAAGCAACCAACATCACAAACAAGAGGTATGACAATAGGGGCGATAGTTTACGGAATGCCTGTTAATGGGAGGGAACTTAGGCTTTGCACGGATGAAGCCCTACAAGAAGCCTATGCGAACGCTAGAGTTACTATGCAGGAATCAGAAGAAGTTGACAAGCGTCTAGCAAATTTTGAATTGCAGGAAAGATGGTACTTTGAATTGCAAAAACGGAAGTTAAGCCCCGATGGAAGGGAAGGAGTAAAAAATGGCAACGGCACAACTTAGAGCTTGCCATATCCCGACATCCGCATAAGATAGTTAAATATCAACCACAACAACAATAAATCAACACAAGACATGATTATAGAAATTATATTATTAGCGTACCTATTTGTAGGAATTAATCTACCGATGTATCTATCAATGAGGGACAACAATGACAACTAGGATATTTGTATACGGAACTCTTAAAAAGGGATTACACAACCATCGTTTGCTTGCGGATCAAAAGTTCATTTGTAAGGCGGAAACGGATGATTTAAAAGTCATGCACTGCATGAACATTCCATTCCTTTATAATGTAGGCGGATATTATTACAAAAATCTCCTGCACCGCGGACATCATGTAACAGGAGAAGTTTATGATTTGGACGATTGTGCTTTACGCGAGATTGATCGCCTAGAAGGACATCCAAGATGGTACCGCAGGCAACCAATAAGGCTACGATCGGGGCACACAAGCAATCACAAATCCGAGCCTAAGTATTACTATCGATTTATGGCGGAAGCCTATTTTATGACAATGGATAGCGACGAAATGCAAGGAGGGTTACCTATATTACAAACCAATCAAGTTAGGAGGACATTCTAAATGACGACAATAATAACAGAAAATAACGCTAGAGCATTGTGCGGGTGGAAAGGGCGTGAGGAAATTAATGAATCAGTGCACGCAATTTTGCATTCTAAGGAGCAACTGAAAAAAAGAAACAATGCCGATATGACTAGAACAATACATGATGAGAAAGTAATCGATGGGTTACGCTATTGGACAAATCAAATTGACCATCATTGTCGGATCTTGCGAAACATTGAAACAATATACATCAAAGCGTATCCTAAGATTACAGATAATAAATGTGTAGGAAAAGAACTTTTCAAAAGTGCAATAAAGAAAGCAAAAAGACATTACGAAAATTTGCAGGCAAAGTATGACGCTCGCGATTATTACGCTACAGAATATCAAAAAGCGTTTAATAGCGGAGAGCCTACAGAGTATTGGCGCGACCGAATCAGAATTATAGATTCGGAAATAGAAAACTTAGAAAAAAAGAACTAATGGCTACATTTATGGGTTGGGCGAGTTATTCAACGGACGAAAGATATTGTCCATATTGCAAAGTGTTTTACGATGTACAAGATTCCCATGAACACGACGATTGTAAATCTGACGAAGAAGAAATAGAAAGTGAAGATGATGAGTGAGGCGATACAAACGGAAGATCGAGTAAATCAAGTTTTCAAAGAGCAGATAAAACTTTATGAAGTCGCGATTGAATTGTGTCATCGACACGGGAAACCTAAAAGTAAGATTTTAAAAACTCTGGCTGACATATTGCGTGACCGATTAATTCAATGTCAGAAGGATTATATTGAATGGAACGAAAAGTTAGAAAATAAAACAAAAACAGAAAAATAAATTTGTTGGTTGATTGATACGCAAGGCGGGAGCCCGCTAAAATAAAGGGCTTCCGCCTTTTTTATGCTACGAAAAAAAATTAACTAAGGTATTGACTTATGCGGATGTCTGCATATTATAGTTATTATATTTCTTTTAATTATTCAAATCCAACCAATCAAAAAATGAACGAACAACAAGCAACTCAAGCAATCAAGAACATCACATTTGGCATCGAAATCGAATGCATGTTTCCGCTCGATATCGCAAGACAACACAACATCGTAACTACCGCATCAAATTGGAGTAACCCAATATGGATGAACCACATTGAACACGAGGGTGAATCTTTAGAATTTTGGGGGGCATCTTGGGACCAAACCATTACCCGCAGACAGGGCTACACCCCAATCGAATTTAACTCGAAAATTTTACGGGGCGAAGAAGGATGGAAGCAAATCAAATTATTCTTTACTTGGCTTGCTTCTGTAGGAGCCAAAGTTGACCGCTCTTGCGGATTACATATACATTTAGGCTTTAAGGAAATGGCACGGGGGCTTGATGTAGATGAAGCCATTGAGGTACTCCTCCGCACATTGAAATTCGGCAATTGCGCCAAGACTGCATTATATGCACAAGGCGGATCAGCACACCGCTACTTCCATAGCAACTACGCTAGAGCAAGATTTGACCGCAGGGCATCTGAGGTAACCGCATCGCATGGAGCGGTTCCAACTTTAGGCGGGAAATTTTATTTTATCAATACTACCAACATCGCTGACGGCGGAATTAATGGACGCAAGGCAACTATTGAATTTCGGGCATTTGCAGGGACTACCAATTATCTTAAAGTGTTTAATCATTTAGCTACTGCTCTTACCATTGCTTACACAGGCATGGTAATCAAAAGATCATCATGGGAGGGTGCCAATCAAACTGCTGACAAGGGACTTAAGGCTTTTAATGCACTTGCTTCATACATGAGCCGATCACAATTCTTACGCCAATTCCCTACATTCGAAGAAAACAAACGCAAGATGTGGAAGATCGGTCGGAAGATGGCTACTAAATTCCAAAACACCGCACGCAGGTGGTCAGCACGAGGCGAAATCAATCTTGAGCTTTACAAATAATAACAACAACGGAGGAACTAAAAAATGTGCGTAATAATTCATTGCCCAACTAATAAACGACCAAGCGAAAAAACTTTGCGGAAATGTGAAAAGGAAAACCCCCACGGAATAGGGATAATAACTAAGGGCGACCAATCCATGTTTCACATCAATAAGGGAATTAGTTTCGACGCATTGCTTAAAATCGTCAAAGCGAGCACAGGAGAGCTTGCAATACATTTCAGATATGCAACTGCGGGCGGACAATCAGAAGAGCTATGTCATCCCTTTCCATGCACGAAAGGAGTTAACAATTGGCTCGATTATAAAGCTACTGATATTTTGATGACCAATGGGACATGGATGAATTGGTCACAGGCATATCTCGTTCTCAAGAAAACACACGGGATGAAAGCCCTTAAAGGTAAAATGTCCGATACTCGAGCAATGGCTCACATAATAGCAGAAACAGGCAATCATTCATGGTTGAAACACATTACTGATCGTCATCCCAAGCACAAGCGTGTAAGATCCTTGTATTGCACAAAGCGTAGCAAGAAACAATTTTATCGATACGGCGAATGGCAAGAGCACGAAGGTTGCTTTTATTCCAACATGAGATGGCACACCCCCGAATCAATTGCGCAAAAACTTTTTCGCAAGCCTTGGCAACCTAGAGCAGAACCCAAAGATGTTCTAGGATATCACGAGCAACAAGATTTCAGCGATTGGATTGGAACCCACTACAATAAATATTAGGATTGACGCATATCGAAAATCCGCAGATTATAAAAATATGAAAACAGAATATGTAAGACAGATAATAGACAAGACCGCTCGTCTTATTGCTAGGAAAGACGCAAAAATGGCTGACCTTGCGCGTTTCTTAAACAAGAATTGGAATCAATGCCACGAATGGTTAATTAAGAAAAAATACGAGCCTTCAGCCGAAGTTGTTCTTGGAATGCTACATTTTGTAGCCGTCCATGATAAAAGCCACGGGGAAGTTACTATTGATTCAGATGGCACTTATTATTTCGATGACCGAGCAATGAGCGACAAGGAGAAAGAACTCTGGCAGGAAAACAATCACCTTAAAGCGATACTTGCGGGGAGGATGAATGGATAAATCCGCACCATTAACAAAAGAAGAACTGCAAGTTCTTTTAGAAAAATGCTTTTGGAAATACGCAAGAACACTCGGACACAATCCGCATCATTACACCTTGCGGGACACATGGAAGAATAACCAATTATTTGATGATGTAGTAATTTCTTTGCGAGCTTATTCGCGACCAGAAAAATTTTACAAGCAAACATATCAAATGTGCTATTTAGGAAACTTCAAATATTGGACTATGGGTTCTCCTTTGCCCGAAACAATATTGATAAACAAAAAGCAAACAGTATTAGCAAAATATTAAATGAGAGTTGCGATACAATGCGTTCCTAGCAGATCACCGCAAGTTGAGAATATTACTAATTTCATCAAGAGCATTGGTTTAATATGCAACGCTTACATGGATCACGACAGGAAAGGACCGATGTGGAATTTCAAAAGGATTCTGATTAATGAGCAATACGATGAGCCATTACTTGTTTTGCAAGATGATGTAATTTTTAATCGAAGTTTTGTTTATTCAATCCATGAGATACTTGCCCACATGGAAAAAAAGAAATGGGGGTGCATCAGCCTGTTCAGTCCGCCACGGAAATATTATTTAGAGCAAGCTAATAAAAGGGTCAAATATTACAAAGAAAAGGATTACCTATGGCAACCTGCCATCCTAATGTCAAAAGCCTTTAGGGAGGGCTTGTTGGCGATGCAATACACTACAAAGCACGATGATGAATATGTAGGAGAATATGCAAAACGCACAAAAGATTATGTGAGAGTAACAATCCCTTCTTTAGTTAGACATGATCTAAAATTGAAAAGCACATTAGGCACGGGAGCTAAAATCGGAAAAGTTGTTAGAGATACACAAATATTTCATCCTGTTCCCGAGGGTTATTTTAATGAATAAGAACATCGACATAATGGAAGTAGGCAAGGCACCAAACTATGATATATTGTACACGGATCCGCCTTGGGAAAACCGAATGGTTAAATGGTTCGAAACTAAAATGGCAAAAGACACGGGTGCAATGCGTCCGCAGAATGACATAGATAGTATTTTAAATAAATTGTCTCTTTTAGCGGACACGGAAAAACCGTGCTTTGTAGAATATGGTCAAAGGGGTTTTGAGCGAGTTATTCAGCAAATGGAAAATTCTGGTCATAAATGTATGCAATGCGTAGCACGATTGCAGAAAAATAATAGTCCGTTTGTAATCATGGCGTTCAATGCAAATGTAGAAATCCCAAATTTGCAAGGGTTCGATATTGTAACTGCAATTGTTAAAAATTTTAAATCACCCATTGTATGGGATCCATTTGCGGGCATCGGTGCGACTCGCAAAGCAGTCGAAGCAGGCGGGGGAAAATATATTGGTTACGAGATGAACAAAGCAAGATTTGATAAAATGAATTATGAAAATTAAATGTGAATACACCAAATTAGTTGCAATTGATGAATTGCGTCCACATCCCAATAACGCCAATACGCATTCGCCAGAACAATTGGAGCGACTTGCAAAAATATTGAAATATCAAGGTTGGAGGAAACCGATTGTTGTTAGCAAGCTTTCGGGTTATATTGTAAGCGGACACGGCAGATTGTTAGCATCTAGAATAGCAGGATTTTCGGAAGTACCTGTAAGCGAGCAAGAATATGACAATGAAAAACAAGAATTAGCGGATCTTATCGCGGATAACAAGATTGCTGAACTATCAGAATGGCAGGGAATTAAATTAAATGACGAAATCGCGTCATTGCGATCAAGCCTGCCAGATGTTGAGCTAACAGGATTTGATGATCTATCTATAGGGGAACTAGCGGAAAGTCTTTTCAGCCCTACTATGGAGCCCGCAATCGGCAACTCTCAAATTAATCCGAATGATATAAATGCAGTCAGCACTCGATTGTCTTCGCAATTTGATGGCAATTCACAAAATTTACAAAGTGTTACATGTCCTTCATGTGGAGATGATTTCCACATAAATGTCGCAAAATGATTTCCTACCTAAAGCACAATGTGTTTGAAGGTGCAAAAGCACGGCTTAGATATTTGTTTGAAGAGTTCGATGAATTAGTCATCTGTTTTAGTGGCGGAAAGGATTCCACTGCATTATTAAATGTCGCATTAATTGTTGCGGAAGAAATGGACCGGTTGCCGATGCCCGTTATGTTCTTGGATCAAGAGGCAGAATGGCAAACAGTGATTGATTACACAAGGATCACAATGACAGATCCGCGAGTAAAACCTTATTGGTTACAAATTCCGATCCGATTATTCAATGCTACATCAGCAGAAAATACCTGGTTAAATTGTTGGGATGAAAACGAGGAATGGATGCGTGAAAAAGAAGAGATTTCTATTAAAGAGAATGTTTATGGAACAAATAGATTCCATGCAATGTTTCCAGCGTTCCTCAAATATCATTACCCAAACAAGAAAGTTGCAATGCTAACAGGCATTAGAGCAGAAGAGAGTCCTAATAGGCGTGCAGGGCTAACTAATAATGCCACATACAAACACATAACTTATGGCAAAATCTACGATGCTAAATTAGAGCATTACAATTTCCACCCTTTGTATGATTGGGGTTGGAGGGATGTTTGGAAAGCTATACACGATCACAATTGGCCGTATGCTAAAACATACGACTATTATTATCGTTATGGCATTGCACCAAGCAAAATGAGAATCAGCAATCTACATCATGAGACGGCAGTGCATCAGTTATATTACTTGCAGGAGATCGAAGGCGATACATGGGATAAACTAACAAAAAGATTAGGTGGCATTAATCAAGCTAGGCATTTTACACGAACAGAAATGTTCAAATGCGAAAAACTACCATATATGTTTAAGGATTGGGCAGAATACAGAAATTATTTGCTCTCGAAATTTATTCCCGAAGAAAATCAAGAACCATTTCGTAAAAGATTTGCGAACATGGATGATTGGTACAAGGAAATGAATAAAGAAAAAATCCATAAAGTTTACCAAGCACAAATCACTACAATCTTAATGAACGATTTTGAGTTTACTCGCCTTGCAAACTTCACAAGCAACAATCAATCAATCAATTATAGAAAATGGAAAAACGGGCAAGTATTACCATCGAACTTAACTGAGCGAGATCTCGAATTTATACCCAAAGATAAAAATATATAAAATGTTATATGACTTCATTGGGCTTACTAACTCTTACTTGTGCCTTATTAATTCTAATATGTTGGCTTTATCATGACTAAACGGAAGACTGCCTCCCAAATTGCAAGGACATTAGATGTCCTTTTAGAAACGCTGGAAGAGCTTGAAGAAAACGAGCAAATTGAAGAAATTGAGCTTGTTCGCGAAATATTACATCGGGCACATCCAATCAATCAGCCAATTGATCGAGTCAAATGGGTAAACATAGATGAAGTAGAGGCAAATGATTATAATCCCAATAGCGTAGCATCTAAAGAAATGCAATTGTTGTACACTTCGATATTACATGATGGATATACTCAGCCTGTAGTAACTATTAGAGATCAAGATCGAGGCAAATATGTAATAATTGACGGATTCCACAGATATTTTACTGCGAAAAGCAATCCCGATATATTAGAAAGAAACAAGGGGAAATTACCAATAGTTGTATTAGAAAAAGATATAAATGACAGAATGGCAAGTACGGTAAGGCACAACAGAGCTAGAGGATCTCATTCTGTAAACGGAATGTCTAACATGGTGTTTAAAATGTTAGATAATGGATGGAGTGATGACCGCATTTGCAATCATTTAGGCATGGATCCCGAAGAGCTTGTCAGACTGAAGCATATAACGGGATTTAGTAAACTATTTGAAAACGCAGAATATGCAAAAGCTTGGGTATCAAGAAACCAAATCAAATTAGCAAAAGAATACGACAGAAAGCCAGAATGACGGCAAAAAAGAAATCGTTTATCAGTAGAGCATATCCCGTAGGAGATTGGGGTGCTAATAAATTCGAGGACGATTTTTATTTTGACGAAGACACTGAGGAATGGCAGGAGGAACGAGAGAAGGCATTGGCATTGTTGTCGCAAATGCTTTCGCAAATACTTGCTTGGTTGTGCGAGGGATCAATGGATCATGAAACATACAAAGAGCGAGTTTTCCGTAAGACAATTGCGTTTATTTGGTGTATGCGACCAGATTTATTAGGTAATCAGAGTTTGCGTAATCTAGCAAAGCGGGGGGGAGTAAAATTGAGCCATGCTTCAATCAGCAAGAATGTAGCAATGTTTACTAATGCTTTTGGCAGATTCCATAACGGCACTAAAAGTGACGAGGCAAAACAGAAATATAGCGAAATAACAAAGCGGTATCACCAAAAGCAAAAAGGATTATGATTGCAGATATTAACAATAGTGGGTGGGCTAAAGACTTAGAAGCTGATGTAGCCCTTAATTTAGCAAAGCATTACGACGAACCAAATGAAAGTGAAAGCTTTTCGTCCTTATGTGCTAAGCAATCAGAAAAAGATGCTAAAGCCTTGCCACAAGAAAGCGAGGAGGAGGCTATGTTGCACATAGCAAAATACATTATTGATCTATTAGAAGGCGAAGCAATTGACAAGGCTGATGAACTCAATGGAATGACTAAGGAGTATGTCATTTATTTGTTAACTATTCAACTATCAGTAATAGCGAGATATAAATTAAAGGAATCTTTTACTATTGAACCCTGCAGGGAAGAGCGGAGCGCACCGAGAGTTCTTTAGCGACCGAAAAAAATTTTCAATGTCCCATGAAAGATCTATCCAACGCCCGCGCGCGTAGAGCGGGGCATGACGAGACAAAAAATCTATTATGACAGAAAATAATTTTACAGATGCACAATTAGATGCGATTCGGAAAAAAGAAAAAGCAAACATTATCAAGCGGTTAGAGCAGGGGCACACCTTGACAGATTCGCAGAGATTAATTTTATACGGAAAAGAAACAGATAACAGATATGCAAAAAATCAAACAGAGCTTGCGGAATATTTGGGAGTTGATCGCAAAACTATTCAGCGTTGGAGGAAGGAAAATAATTTTCCTGTCGCTATGGCTGACGGCAGATGGGATGTGGTTGCTGTTAGGAATTGGAGAGAAAATACAAGAAATAGTTCAGATATTTCTGAAGAAGATATGTCCAAGGCGGAAGGAGAAGCACGCAGAGTGTGGTTGCAAGTTGAGAAATTGGAACACGAGATCGAAGTGTCTAAAGGGAATTATATTACGGTCGATCAAGCGAAATCCGAAATCAGCCGAATGTGTTCAATCGCAAGAGGAATCTTGTTGGCGATCCCCGATACTATAGCTCCGTTAATAATTGGATTGTCAGCTATAGAAGCACAAGAAAAATTACGCAAGGAAATCGATCATGCACTTAGGCAAATCTCGTCTGAAAAAATGGATTTACGCGAGTGATTTGCATGGTGACATGCAACGCACTGATGTAGTCGAGGAATTGTTAAAGTTCTGCGATTTATTCAAGCCCGACATTAAAATATTCGGCGGGGACTTATTTGATTTCCGTGCAATAAGAAGAGGAGCGTCTGCAACAGAGCGTGCAGATAGTATGGCATTAGATGTAGAGCTAGGTTTACAATTCTTAAAAGATTTTAAACCTCAAGTATTTCTTCGAGGCAATCATGACGAAAGATTATGGGATACTGCAAAATATGCAGGAGACGGACTAGTTAGAGATCACGCACAAGAGGGAGTGCGTATGATTGAGAACAAATGCAAGATCCAGAAAATAAAGCTACTTCCTTATAGCGTAGAAAAGGGAGTTTATAAATTAGGGAAGCTTTGTTTTATACACGGATTTCATGCAGGCGTTTTTGCTACTAAAAGGCACGCTGAAGTTTTTGCCGATCAAGGTGGTGCCGTAATACATGGGCACACGCATTCTATACAACAACAAAGCATTGCACGATTAGGGGGAGCAGGCGGTTATGGGGTTGGATGCCTTTGCAGATTAGATATGGAATACAACAGGCATTTTACAGGAAGATTAATGCATGAGCATGGATGGGCGTATGGGTTCTGTAATAAGGATGATTACCAAGTTTATCAAGCTCGCAAAATGGGGGACAAGTGGCATTACGCCATAAAATTTAATGAATGATTGGATAAGAAAACTAGAAAACATAAGTTTTAATAATTCGATAGAGCCAATAGAAAAAGGTTGGCACACTATGGTTGAACTGCGTTCCGTTTTAGGGACTGGGGACAATAAAACTAGGAGGATTGTTAGGCAGGCACTAAAAGATAATAAGGGTAAAATATTTATAGGCAGGCAAAAAAACACTTGCGGTAATTTATCAAAACAAGTTTGGTACAAGCTCGATGCCGAAATCTTACAGCAAGTCCGCAATAGCAATAGATGAAGGGCACGCTCGTTTTTGGAGGAAGAGAGGCATAGAACCCCATGAAGTTCCTGTAAGCACATATTGTGTAGGATCCTTCTTCCTGTTAGATCCGAACAAGAACATATACAAATACAATGGAACAGTTAAGGTCCGCATTCCAAATGGCGATGACTCCGCCAGATCGATCAACTCCGTGGGAATGGTGCGAGAAAAATGTAAAAGTAGACCCAACTAGCCCGTTTCAAGGTTTGTGGAAATCGGATGTTAGCCCTTGGGTGCGTCCAATCATGGAGGAATTTGCGAATCCCCGTTGTAGCCAATTGACAATTATGTGTTCAGCACAATCCTCCAAAACGCAAACACTTATATGCTTGCTTGCATGGGCATTGTCGCAGGAGCCTGCACCCGCTATGTGGGTGACATCTAATGGAGGTGAAGCGGGTTATTTCATGAAAACTCGCATGACTCCAACTATTCTTTCGTGTGCCCCATTAGCAAGGCAATTGCTTACTACGCAGTACGCATTAACTACTAGCGAGGCAAATTTTAACAACGCATCACTATATGTAACGGGAGCGGTAAGTAAATCGTCGTTGCAATCTAAACCTGTACGCTGGCTTTTCCTTGATGAAGTTAGGAACTATCCCGACGGAGCTTTAGAGATGGTGCAAAAAAGAACAAGAGCGTATTGGAACTCGAAACAAACTATCGTAAGCACGCCCGACATGGAAAACGATGGAATCCATCGAAGTTTCCTAGATGGTAACCAACAAACATATCATTACCAATGCCCAAATTGCGAAGAATACAATCCATTACAATGGGGCAATGTAAAATGGGCAGATGATTGCAAAGTAGACGGCAAGTATGATTTCGACAAGCTTGCAGATACAATAAGATTAGTTTGTCCTATTTGCGAACATGAGGTCGCTGACGAGCCTAAAGCTCGAAACGCCATAGCAAACAATGGAAAGTTCATTGCGTTGAATCCAACGGCTCCAGAGTCAAGATCTAGTTATTATTGGAATGCACTTCTACCTCCATGGGTAAAATGGCGAGATTTAGTTGAGGAGTTTTTAAGTGCAACAACCGCAATGAAAAACGGGGATCCGCAACCGCTCAAAGATTTCATTAACGAATCAGCGGGCGAGCCTTGGAAAGAAAGTATGACTGCAATAGATGATGACACAATCGATCATAGACGAGAAGATTATACACTCGGCACAGAGTGGGATGACGAATATTGCCGATTTATGGCAGTAGATGTTCAAGGAGGCGGAGGGTTGCATTACTGGTACACAATACGAGCCTTTGCCCGCGAGGGTGCTCATTCGCGACTTATAGCTTACGGCAAGGCATTCTCTGAAATAGAATTATTAGAAATAGCCAAAACAAACAAAGTAAGCCCATTAAGATGCGTAATTGATAGCGGATGGAACACTGCTACAGTTATTAGATTCTGCCAAAGGCATGGATGGAAGCCTTTTCGAGGAGATGGAGCAAAACATTATAGTGCGAGAGATAAAACAACAGGAAAAACAATAAAACAAATATGGACTGAAACATGGGCGGATCCCGAAATGGGCACAAAAGCTCAAGGTTTGAAAAAGAGAGTTAAGCGTTATATTTGGTCAAACGACGCGACTAAAAATATATTAGCCGAATTAATGGGTGGAACAATTGGGAGGTGGACGATCCCGAAAAATACTGGGCAGGACTACATTCAACAATTAACTAGCGAAATACGAGAAGAGAAAAAAGAGGCAAATGGGAGAATCTCATACGCATGGAAACAAATACGCAGAGATAACCATTTGCGTGATTGCGAACTTATGATCCTAGTTGCGAGCATAGCGACTAAGCAACTAGGATATGATCGCGAACCTCTTGACAATGAATCTTTATTAGTATGAGTACGATTATTGAACCTGCTACAAAAGCGTCATTATTGCACGACGGCATAACATATTCTGCACAAGTAGCGGGATCGGAGGGCAATTTGATTACTATAGGATTTTCGTCCGAAAAACCAGAGCAGGGATTGGATTTGAGTTTGGTGGGTCAAGCAATTACTATAAATTATTATATTGCTGACTCTGCAGTAATTCCTGCAACTAATCATTCGGGAATTTTACAAGGAATTACTTTTACTTATGGAACTGCGGGAAATGTTGTCGAACCAATTGTAATTATTGAACAAGAGCAATCCGCCGATACAATTATTATCGAAAGCGATTATGATGACGAAGGCGTGACGCGAACAAGATTCAGAATACAATTGTTTTATCAAGCGACCGCGTACACCCAACAAGAAATCAAAGACATATACGACGCAAGCACGGGCATTGATGGGGCGTTTACTCTAAGCTTGTCTGACGCAAGTGCTAATTTAGACGGAGCAGGGCAAGTTTATTTGTCGGGCGGTGCAGACGAACAACCGATTGACGCAATAACATTATCAAGTTACACGCACCACGATATTACGAGTGCGTACCACGATTCTAGCGATGACATAAAAGCTTTGGTAGACATTAAGGCACCACACGGCAACCAAGCTTTGACCACAGAAATACAAGCTAATTTAAGTGGCGGGAAAGATGAAACAGAGCCTGTTCTTGCACGGGGATTATATGCAGGAGCCAGCGAATCAGAACTTCTTGATTTGCGCACGCAGTTAAGAAAATCCCTAACAGATATTACATCGGGCAAACAAGTAATTAGCGTTGCGATTGCAGGCAAGCAAGTAACAAAGAAATTACCCGAGTATTCCGAGATCAAACAAGAACTTGCAGGAGTTAATACTGCATTGTTGCAAATTAACCCACAAAAATATGGCAAGCCAAGAAGACGATTCTTAATGGATCACAGGAGGCGTAGCACATGATCAAATTTTTAAGAAAAAAACAATCTGCCAAAAAGCAGGGATTAACCGCTCGTAACGAAGCCCGTGCAAGAGGGGGGTATACATTTATCGACGGCTTAGGTAGAGGAGATCCTAACAGGCAGGCAATTCCGTATTATTTCCGACAAAAGGATCCTATACCGAAATGGGAGCGAGTAGAACTTATAGAAATGGGGAGGTATTTGTATTCCAACGACGGCATAGTCAAGGGTGCAATTGACGATTTGGCTCGTTATTCTTTCCCGCTTATACCGCAAGCGATAACAAGCAATCCCGAATGGAATTTTTTAGCAGAAGGTTATTTCTCAGAGTGGGCAATGAATGCCGACTTAAAAGGGCGAATGCATTTTTACGATTTGCAAAGATTGGCGTCGATTTGCTTAGATCGAGACGGCGATGTTGGAATATTGCATGTAGACACTGACGAGGGAATAAGATTGCAAATCATTGAGGCTGATTTGATACAAGACCAACCCAAAAATACAGGTAAATACGATCAAGGAGTAGCTTATGACGCTCAAGGCAGGGCAGTTGCATATAGCGTTTTAGAAGATAATGACAGGCAGGACGAATATCGAATCATACCAGCTAGTCAAATGTGTTTATTGTTTGATCCCGAACGAGCGGACCAACAACGAGGAATTTCATCGATAGCACATGCAGTAGCACATATAAGAGACAAAAAAGAAATTCTGTCTTATGAAAAAATGGGCGTTAAAAACTTGAGTTCATTTAGTGCAGTTTTGCAAAGCGAGTATGACGAGCCAGATGAAGATGCGTTTGGTTTGGCAGAAATCGACGGAGTTGATGGTAAAGGAAATCCGACCGAAGTAACAGTTTCACAAATGCAATCGGGGGAAATACCGATTTTGCGGAAAGGGGAAACTTTAACTGCATTTCAAGGCAATCGTCCGAGTCCTACTTTTCAAGGGTTTTTGGAATTTTTAGTGCGGGAATTTGCAGTTGGATTAGGTATGCCTTACGAATTTATATGGAATCCACAATCGTTAACGGGTCCAAGCCAGCGTTTTGTAATGGGCAAAGCACAAAGAAAATTCGAGGAAAGGCAAAGATTGTTTACCAAAGTTGTAAACAAAACATGGATGCAAGTCATAGCAGAAGGGATCGACTCGGGTGCATTGCCTGCTCAAGAAGGATGGCAGAAGTGTCGAATACAACCACCCGCAAGGCTTACTATAGATATAGGTAGAGAAAGCAGGGAGGAGCGAGAAGATGTAACTGCGGGATTAATGTCGTTGTCCAACCATTACGGACAACGAGGTTTAGATTGGCAGACAGAAATAGATCAACAAACAAAAGAGTTTAGTTATATCATGGAAAAATCAAAAGAGCTTGCGGATAAGTACGACATACCTGTAGATGTTGCATTGAATAGATTAGGCGGGAAAGTAGCAGGTAGCCAAGAACCCATGATCGACACAGAGCAAGAAGACGCAAATAACAAAGGATCCAAATAACAAATGAGCAAATACAAAGCTTTGCAGAGATTAAATCAGCCATGGTTGCTAGAAGGCAGTCATTTTTACGCATTGCGTGACACTATCGCAGAATGGGATGAAGATATTACTGCGGATAATGCCCAAGAAGACAATTATGTGGAATCTAACGGAATTGCATTGTTAAGCTTGCGTGGCACAATGATGAAAAACCCAAGCATTGTAGAAAAAGTTCTTTTAGGTGCTACATGTACGCAGGCTTTTGCTACAAATTGCGAAGAAATAAGAAAAAACAATAGTATACAAGGAGTGCTATTAGATGTTGATAGCGGAGGCGGAAGCGTGCAAGGAGTTATTGAAGCGAGTCAAGCCTTGCGGGAAGTTCATAAAACAAAACCTGTAGTTGCGTACACTGATGGATTGATGGCTTCTGCAAGTTATTGGGTAAGTAGTCAAGCTACTGCAATTGTTGGATCTCCGAGTTCAAGAATAGGTTCCATAGGTGTTTATATGCCTGTCGCAGATTATAGCGAGCAATACGCTAAAGAAGGAATTAATGTAGAAGTTATTTCTAACAAAGACGGGATCCACAAAGGAGCAGGGCTAGAAGGCACAAGCTTGTCAGATGCACAAAAAAAACAAATACAAGCTGAAGTGGAAGAGCTTTATGGAGAATTTAAGAAGGCCGTGCTTGCAGTCAGAAAAATTCCCGAAGACGCTATGAAAGGGCAGGCGTTTATGGGGAAATCAGCCAAAGAACAAAATTTGATAGATGCCGTCGGCAGTTTCGATGATGCAATATTTTTATTGGCAAATGAAATAAAAAACAGGGCGTAGTGTTGACACGGAATCTTAAATATATGAGCGAAGTAAAAAGCATAGTTGAAGACAACGAGAGTTTAAAAAAAGCAATCGATGAATTGAAAGAATCTTTAAAGGGCTACGAGAAAGATTATGACGAGCTCTGCCAAGAAAACGAAAATTTGCGAGCTGAAATAGAAGCATATAAAGCCAACGAAGCGACTGAAAAATATCCAGAAGAGGAGGCGTCGATGGAAGACGAAGAATCAATGGAGGACGAGGAGTCTATGGAAGACGAAGAAGAGGCAGGCGAAGAAGAAAAAGAAGCTTTGGTGCCTACCCCCGAAGAAACACAAGCTAAAGTATTGGCTTCGGCTCTTCGTCAATTAGGAGTAGTACAACCAATAGCAACTAAGCCACAAGCAAGACAAATGAATCGCGACGAAATCCTTGCGAAATTTGCAGATATTACTGACGCAAAAGAAAAAGGCGAATTTTTCGCAAAACACAGAAAGATAATCTTTAACTAATATAAAAAATGGCTAATTCATTCGATACAGTTGCAGTTGATGTAATCGCACAAGAGGCGCTTACTCGACTAATTCAAAAGCTCAGTTTCATTAAGAGCATCCACAAGGATTTCTCTACGACCTCTCTTACCAAGGGATCCGATGTAATTACGCACATCATTACAGAAATGAGTGCAAGTGATGTTACATTATCTAGTTCGACTGAAACTGACAACGGATACATTGAATCTACCGGTACAGACCTTATTCAAAGCGATGTTAAGATATCCTTGAACAAACACAAGGCAGTCACATTTACATTGTCAGACGACGAACGCGATGCCTCAAGCATTGATCTTTTCAATCGCTTTGCAGAAGTTGCATCTTATGGACTCGCCAAAGGCATTGTAGACACCTTAATCGGGACGGACACTCTTGGCACAGGCGGGGCATCCATTACAAACACTGCAATTGCGGGAGGTTTGACTATGGACACTCTTATTGATCTTGGGGCAACATTTGACGCCGCAGGAGTGCCAGAAACGCAAAGATGGATTGTTGCTCATCCTAATACTTTAGCAGAGCTTGAGAAGGAAGTAACTGCGGTAACCAACTCTTCTTTTAGCGTCAATAGTTCTATTATTGAAGGCGGAGTAAATCGGATTCGCGGATTTGATCTCTATTCTTACAATGGCGGAATCCTAACCAATTCTTCTAGTGCGGTAGGAGCCATCGCAGGGTTTTCTGACTCACTTGCCCTTGTAACTGCCCCGCCTTCAAGTCCGCCTAATACCGCAGGTGCCGATCTTGGATATGTGTCAGATCCCGAAACTGGACTTACTATTCAGCGTAGGCAATGGTATGATGCAAACAAAGCCAAATTCGCATTCTCATTAACTTTGTATTTAGGCACCAAACTAACCGCAGGAAATCGCATGTGGAAAGTTAATAACTGATGAGAATCAAGGATATATTATTGCATTTAAAAAAGTTTCCTAAGAAGAAACAAAAATTGTTGGAGGCGTTAGGAGTGGCGAGTCCAACAAAGCAAGAACCTATTACCGCAGAGCCAACAAGCGATGAAGTAGTAGAAAGCTAATATCTAAGAATCAAATCGTAGAAAGCCCTGCCACCCAAGTGGTGGGGCTTTTTGTTTACAAATGTCATTATTTACTGAAACAATTAGAGTAGGCTTTGAGGAGCTTGCGGGATACGCAGAAACAACTGCTAGATTCGGAGATAAGGATTACCCTTGCCTGCAGGGTGAAACGCAGGAAATCGCGACTTTGGTAATTGGTGGAGTAGATGAACAATTAGATGGCGTACTTGTATTTTTAAAAAGCGATTTTGAGTCGATCCCGCGAATTGGTAGAGGTTTTATTTATGGAAATGATTATCTGCGGGTTGAAACAATTACGACCGACAAAGCCGATCCAACATTTACAATTGCGTTTAGTAAATTGGGCGTAATCGAAGGAATACCGACAAATTTAGGCGATCCTAGCGTTCCATGTTTTTATGTAGATGGAGGCGGTGCCACGCATCGGTGCGAATAATGAGTCAATCCGTCAGAATACAACTTCGCAAAGCGACGGAAACAGAATGGGCAACTGCTAATCCGACTCTTTTAATTGGAGAAATTGGAATAGATGTAACTCATTACCGAGCAAAAACGGGAGACGGATTCTCATCATGGTTAGAACTGCCTTATTTGGACGAGGCGGGCATTGATGATCTATCTGCTAAATACGGCGACGAGGTTGATTTTTTAAATCAATTAAATGGAACAAGTCAAAATGAGCCTGTTACAATATTAGGAAAAGCAGGTAAAGAGACAGGGGCAAGGCTTGCAGATTTATTAAATCAGATTCAAGGCATTGATCTAACGCAATTAGCGGGCGATGTATCTGTCGAAGGTTCATTCAATGCCGACCACATAGATTGTAAAAGCCTTATTGTTAGAGGAGAAACTAAGTTAATAAACTCGCAAGTTGTGGAAATAGGCGACGACTTGTTAGAATTAAATAAGGCTGAAGATGGAACCAAGACAAGCGAAGTTTCGGGCATACAGATATATCAAGGAAATTACACGCAAAAAGAAAGCACAGATTTATTAAGTTTGTCGCAAAATACAGAAGGGGTGACTCTTCTCAAGCTTGATTCTTACGATACGATTACGCCAGAAAACGAAATTCCTTTAGTGCAAGGCATTTTAGTCGCATATAACGCAGAGGACATTTTAGTAAATTTTGCCAAGCTCGAAGGAAGTGCGGATTTTGTTGATTTAGACACAAACACAAAATATTCAACAGAGTATTACGCAGATTACAATGGCGTAAGCCTGTACATAAAAACAAGATTCTCAGAGACGCAAACAAGCGACATCGAAAACAATGCAACTTATTTGGGCGACGCAACTGAATTGTATTATCGCGGGCTTGAAATAGAAGGTAAGCGGGACGGCGAAAGAGTGCTTCTTGGCACATTCCTTAATGTTGATTATGTAATTGTAGAAAACGAAAAGCCGAAATTTGTTTGGGATGCACAAACACAAAATTGGCAACTTAATTTAGCGGGCAATTTATCAAATTTATTAGCAATATTCGACGCACAAGATGGTAGCAATTTGCTTATTGATGCCGAGCCAATTGGTAATTACGAGCAATTTTCCACAGAATTACAGAGAGCCTACGAGCAAATCGATAGCACGCCCGTAAGTTTGTTAGGGAAATGCGGAAAAATTGCAGGCGATTATTTACGAGGACAAGTTGCAGATGGCGACTTTGTAACCAAGCCCGAAATGGGCACAATGCAAGAATTTAACGAGGTTTTTCAAGAACTAGCATCGCCCGACGCTGATGGAGATGGAGTGCCCGACATAAACGACGCTTTCCCGTTAGATCCTACCGAATGGGCAGACACTGATTCTGATGGCGTAGGAGACAATGCCGATGCCTTTCCTAACGACCCAAGCGAAACTAAGGATACAGATAGCGATGGGGTCGGAGATAACAAAGATGCGTTCCCATCGGATCCATCAGAATGGTTAGATACTGACAATGACGGAGTAGGAGATAATGCCGATGCTTTCCCCAGAGACGCAACCCAACAAACTGACCGAGATGGCGATGGATGCGGGGATAATTTAGACGGCAATCATCCCGATTTGTATCCCGATGATCCAACAGAGTGCAAGGATAGTGACGGCGATGGCATACCCGACGGACAAGATGATACGCCAAACGAATTTAGTGACGCAGATGGCGATGGCGTATCAGATTTCCACGACGCTTTCCCCGAAGATCCAACTGAGTGGGTTGATACGGACGACGACGGAACAGGCGATAACTCTGATGCGTTTAAGTTAGATCCGACACAACAAACCGATACAGATGGGGATGGTTATGGCGACAATCCCGAAGGCACAAATCCCGATGACTTTCCCGAAGATCCAACAGAATGGAGAGATACGGATGGCGATGGGACGGGTGACAATACCGACGCATTTGTCGATGACGCAAGCCAAACGACAGATAGTGACGGCGATGGATATGGAGATAATCCACTTGGGAAAAACCCCGATGCTTTCCCCGAAGATCCAACGGAGTGGGTTGATTCTGACGGCGATGGTGTAGGGGATAATTCGCAAGAGAGAGGTGATTGGATATTAGTTCCCGCAGGCGAAGGCGTAATCGGGCACCAAGATAGCACTTCAACGAGTTATACGCACGATGTAAGATTCCGCACAACAAACGAATTTTATGCGATGAGTACGCCCGTTACTAACAAATTAGTAACTGCCGTTTTGACTTCGCAGGAAATCTATGATGCGTCCGTAATCTCCAAATACAATCCCGACAACCCATATTATTGGAAACCTGCAAACACGCCCGATCATAGTGCGCTAGGGATGGGCGATTCGCTCATTGTGGCGTTTATTAATAAGTTTAATCAGATTGCGCGAAACGAAGGCACTCTAGACAACGGATGGCAGATTGATTTAATTGATGTTTTTCAACACGAATGGATTAGTCGTGCAGGGACTAATACGAAATATTGGTGGGGCGATAATTATGACGAAACCAAAGCAAATTTAGGTTCTACGCCATATTTAGAAGCAAAGGCATATCCGCCTAATCAATGGGGGTTTTACGATGTAGTTGGAGGGGTTCCCGAATATACTCGCACAAACAGAGATGATATGTACGAGGGCAATTATGGGTGGCTAACATCTAAGCGAGACGAAACGGGCAAAACTACAAAAACAACCGACCTTGTTGTAAAAAGTGGGAAAAATGTAATATCGTGGTTTGGCATCTCAAGCATGAAGAGATCGGGTGGTTCCGAAAATATTCGACTTGCAAAAAATCGAATACACGGGAACCGCATGGAGTTGATTACAAATCCATCTGAAGGGGTGTATCAATTGCCAAATATTGAAGAAAACCATTTAGTGACAAAAGCCCAAATTTTAGATTTACCAAGATTTCAATGGGATACACCCTTTGAAATTAATAGCGTAAATCATTGTTTTTCGATTGGCATGAAATTCAAGCTAAGTGGAGAAAACAACAATGATTTAATCGACCGCTATGGGCGTTATTACGACGAATCGAAATATCAAATATTTGGATCAATTGGCGAAGACTTCAATGGGTTCCAGCGAGGAAAATTTGCAACATACATTACAATTACTGATAATGTAGCAACTTTAACGCACGATACATTAAACTCAACATACAATATAACGCAATCGGCAGTAATACCCGACCCTAATAATTGGCAATCTTTAATGTTGGTGTGCGAGCCAAACCCAAATCCCGACCGCCCCGAAGTATATAGTTATTTGCTCAAATATTATTTGAATGGCGAGTCATTAATGACCATTAACACTTACAACCGAAATTATGTGCCAAGCACTAATTTTAGCCTTGGTCATAGTTATTTTCAAGGCAGGGAAGTGTTTTATTATGCCGATGTTGCGTATTATGATCGTCCATTAACAAGCGAAGAAGTAACACAAACATATCAAGGCAGGCACGAAAATCCTAAAGCCTTGTACCCATTGGATGGTGGCGAGGAAAATGTAATTTTTAGAACAATTAACAAAGTTTATGACGCGACGGGAAATTACGACATTTTACACGAAGCTGAAAGCGTAGATGACATTTCTCAAAATTATTATATGGGTTTGCCAAGAATCCATAACGCACGATCAAACACAGATTTTCATACCGCTTTTGATTCAGACAACGATGCAATTATAGACGAGGAAGATTATTTCCGATTAGCAGGAACATATCGACAAACTTACGATGATTTGCAGTATTATGTAGTTGACGAAACGACCCCATTGCAACTTGGCGATATTATACGATTTAATACCCCAAAGACTGATTCTTTGGGCAATTACATAAGTTATCCCGTTTATGCACGCGTAACTGACATGATTTACGGCAACACGACATGGCGGAGGGCGACAACACGCGAAGGTGGTACACTTGATGTAAATTTAAACTACAGAGGCACAGACCCATTGACGAGCGACGGAGAAGCACGACCCGAAATGGTTTGGGATTTAATAGTTCCCCCACAAAACAATGTTGATACAGACGGGGATGGATATTTGGACACGGAAGATGCCTTTGCTAATGACCCAACCGAATGGGCAGATTCCGATAAAGATTTAGTTGGCGACAATTCTGATGCATTCCCTAATGATCCAACGGAAACTGCCGATACAGATGAAGATGGCGTAGGAGATAACGCAGATGCTTTTGAAACAATTGCAAGCGAGCAATTTGACTCTGACAACGATGCAGTCGGAGACAATGCAGATTCCTTACCCTTAAGTGCAGATAATTTTTCTGTGCACTTGCACAATTTAAGCGACTTGCGTTCCCATAACTCTGGGGAATTGTCTAATTATACAAACTTCCCGCCACCCAAAAGCGGTATAACTATTTATTCAGATGTTGAATGGATATTACGCGAACAATATGACGAATTTATGCTGGGCACTAATTCGCAAGCAACCAATTTTATGTATGGGCTTGGCAGTTGGAGTGGTTCAGTTTATTTGACAATTGATGGCGATAATACGGCATCGAATCCGTTCGACATACGACAAACATGGATTGTCGAAAATCGAGAAGAAAACAAAGAATTAAATCGATGGGGGTTAGGAATAATTTCCGCATATCCGCACGCCATTTCAAGGCGGTACATTTTCTTGTGGAATACAACAACAAATCAATTTGAGTTTACACATCCATCAATGCCAAGTGTCCCTGTTGATATTAATCGAGTAAATCAAGTTTACTACAACACAACATCAACAGTTGCGGACGGAGGGAATATGTTTGTTCCGAAAGATGAATCGTTATCGCCTAATGGCTCAATGTATTTCCTAGATTGCGACCAAAACCAAACAAATAACAATCGCAATCAAATACTCGCCCCCAACGAAAACATACAAGAGGATTGGGCGGGCTACAAATTAGTCGGAGATTGGGCAACATTCAACACAGACGAAATAGAGCCAAGAGGCACTTGCATCAAGTTCGAGAGCTTAATGCACAATGATGGTGCGGTTCTAGTGCATTATCGACCGATTATCGCAACAAGCCCATTAACTTACGGAGATGTAAGGAGTTTTATGCTTTCCGATTATTGGCAAAACTCCGAATTTTGGTTAAAATATTACGAGTTTCCCAATCAACTTTCTCGAATGGGTTTGCATTTTTATGATAGTGACGGCGATGGTTCCCCCGATTTTAATAATCCGCAAGCAGGCGGTGCAATAGACGCATTCCCCGACGACCCAACCGAATGGGCGGATACTGACAATGATGGAGTAGGTGACAATGCTGACGCATTCCCAAGCGACCCGACTGAATGGGCAGATACCGATGGAGATGGCAGGGGCGACAATTCGGATGTATATCCGCTTGATACGCTTGCAAGACGCGACTATTGCATGGACATTTGCCGAACAAGACGATCAAGTGCTTACGCCGATTGATACATACATAAAAGTATTAGACGGGGAAGCTTCTGGAATATATGAGGCAACTCCAACAGGCTATCAAGGATATTACCCAGGTATTTACTATATAAAAGTATGCGAACTAGATGGCAGTCCCATACTCGAGCCAAATAGACGCGGGGCTTGGTATTACAATAAATATGTAGATTCGAATGGGTTAACTTTAGGCAAATATGTTTTGTCTACCGATATGACTCTTGACCCAACGCAAGAAATTACAAATGGATTATTTACGACTGAATCAAATGTAAACACAGGATCGTCAACGACAGAAATTTTCCAAGTCCGCACTATGGCAAGCGATATTTGCTCACAAGGAAATTTTCAGCTTGTTTCGAGAGGCACAGACTTAGAACCTTATTTTCTTAGTCACATAATTAATGAAACAAGCCCAACAGACCACCAATATTACACGGGAACAATATTAGATGGCAGGGCACACTACCCACCATCTTGCGATCTTGGACTTGGGGGTAACAATTTTAAAAATTGGATCATTACTTTAAATCATATTACGGGCAGGTATGATTACTATTATGTTAAAGAAATTATTTCTGATTTGGATTATGCGACAGGCACTTCTGATTATTATATCAGAGTTGTAGATCGTGGCGGATTTAGTCCAATGTATCGCGGGCACGATTTTGCAGGAAGCATTGCTGATTACCCTTTGCAAACTCAAGGAGTGTTTAATGTGCGAAATAGCATACACTTCGAAACTAGGTGGTGCGAAACTTTGTTTCGCGTAGTTGATTCATCGGCATGAGCATTTTAACTGATTTAGCGGTTACAATTGGCGAGGCTTTGCAAGCTTTGCGCGACGAAATTAATGCAATTAATGTCCGCGATGTGGGGAATTATCAAGATTTCTTAAATGGATATGGGGCAAAGTATGTTGATGATGTAAAAGTGCAACCCAACCCGCCTTATCTAGCTGACCCGTATTTTAATTTCGATAATTATAGTGCTGAGACTGGAGCACATAATATTTACCACCTTGTGCCATACACTAACACAAAAACAGGCACGCCCGTACAATATCCTGCGGGTGCAGTATTTCGCACGATAGGCGGTGGCACAGGCAGAGACGGAGAAACCTTAATTAGAGTCGAAGACGAATCAAACCCGCGAGATTATCCGTACAGCACAAGCTACGAAAATACATCGAGTGGAGTATGGGATTGGTTTGATATTGCTGACAGAGGAACAAAATGGGAGTTTTGTACATTAGGGACACCAACTCCGCCGTAATAAGTAATGGCAACAGAAGACACAGATTTATACAAAATAGGAAATTTTTTAAAAGGAGAAATTTCTAACATTTATGTAAGCTTGGGCATTTCAAACCAAGACTTTTTAGATTTAATTAATTTACGCGCAACAACTGAGTCAGTAGATAATTTAGAAGTTCGCGTAGAAGCATTAGAAACCGAAATCGATGGAGGATCCTACTCTTAACTTAACACACAAAAAAAATGGCTATTATAAAACTAACTCGTAAAACTACTACGGGGGGCACACCGCCAACCGCAGAGGGACAAATATCATGTAATATCTTCGACAAAAATATTTTTGTTGGAGATGGGAACGCTGGATCAATCAAGTTCATTGACCAAACACAAGTCACAAGCCAAATAAATAGTGCGATTGGCGGATTGTCTTCAGCTTTTGAATACAAAGGTGCAGTTGCAGGGAATGGGCAAGCATCTACTGCAACTGCCGTTGATGCACAAGAATTGGCTACTACTCCTGCACAAGGAGATTATTGGAGAATCTCGACCGCAGGTTATGTAAAAAAAGATGGAGCGACAGACGCAAATGCGTTTTTTGTTAATGTATCGGACGCGGTTGTTTACAACGGGTCAGATTGGGACAAGATCGACAATACCAATAGCGGAATCACTTCGGCAGATAGTGGGGCGGATATCCAAGTTACAGGCTCAACCGATGCGGGATTTGTGATCGGATTTTCCTCGACTGCTACCCTCGACCAAGCAAATCAAGTGGTTGACGGCGGGCAATATACTTAATGGCAAAAATATTACCAAAAAGATCTAGCGTTGGGGGCGTTGTCCCCGACGCTAATGATCTTGTCGATGGTGAAATCGCGATTAATTACGCCGACAGGAAAATTTATGGCCGTTCTGGCAATAATGTTCTAGTGCTTTCCGATTTTAATCAATCAAGCATCGGCGGGGCGTCGCCGTTTGCTTTTGGAGCGTTAACACAAACTACGCCCGCAAAGCAATATACAGGAATGACTGCAAGTGCTATGACATATATTTCGGGCACAAGTAGTTATATCGATTTTACCTTTGATACTGCACAAGCCGACACAAATTATGCCGTGATAACAGATTACGAGCTAACAGATTTCGGAGGCATGGATGTAACAAACAAAACGACCAATGGATTCAGAGTTCATTTCTACGACACAAATGGCACCGAAGTGTCAGACCAGAATTTAATTGGCGTTTATCGACCGATTGTCATGGTGTATTCTTCTAATTTGTCATCGGGCGGAGTTGGTTCGACTATGCAATCTTTGGCAGTAAATTTAATCTTAAATTAATATGACAACCCCCAACATAAACGACGCTACAAAAAACATAACAGGGCACAATGCGGGCGTTAGCGTAGGCACGACCGAAATAGCTTTACTAAGCAATGCGGATGCGAGTGGCAAGTTGATGCGTGTCGCAGGCATTTATGTCTCAAATGTTGACGGAACTAATGCATCGAGTGTAACTATTAAGATCTTTAATCAAGCTAGTTTGGGTGGCACGGGGATTCATTTGGCAAAAGAAATGCCTGTGCCCGCAGGCACGACTTTGTTGGTCGTCAATAAAGACGCGCCAATATATTTGCGTGAAAATTCGAGCATCGGGATAACTGCATCAACTGCAAGCGATTTGGAATCTATTGTAACTTACGAGGTAATTAGCTGATGAGATGGAATGGCTCAAGGATTGGTGCATATCAAGAACCATTAGTTGGGCAGAATGCGGGCATATATGACTTGCGGAGCATGGGATTATATCATCGGGAGGGAGCATGGTCGGAATGGACTCCTGCGGGCATATTGACTGAGGCATGGTGGGACGCAAGTGATTCATCGACAATTACGACAAGTGGTTCAGAAGTTACGGCAGTAACCGATAAGAGTGGGAATGGGTATACGCTAGAACCAATAATTCAAGTCGCAACGGGTCCAAGCTACGGAACAAGAACACAAAATGAACTTGATGTTTTTGAGTTTACGGAATCGAATTACAATGTTCTGGAAAATAATACTTTTGCGTGGGATCAAGCAAACAACGCTCTTGGTTTTGCGATAATTTACAGATTAGATGACGACGGAGTCAGCGATCAAGATTTCTTAATGAGTGGTACAGAGTCTAATCCTCGAATTGGCATTCGCCGATTAACAGATAATCGATGGCAAATTTTGTGTTCGGGTGGAAGTATAACTACATCGAGTTATCTTGGGGCGGAACCCGTTACTCAAATTATGGTCGCCCGATTTAATGGATCTAATTCATACATACGCATTAACGGGAGCGATGAGGCAACAGGAGCGATTGGCTCAACTGCGTTTTCTTCCCTTAACATCAATGGGAATTATTTAGAGCAACAAGGGTTGGCGGGGTTCATAGGCGAAATTATTTTTTTTAGTGATTTAACCCAAGATCAAAAAATTGAAGGTTATCTTGCACACAAATGGGGACTTAGTGCAGATTTGCCATCAACTCATCCATACAAAAACATTGCCCCGTAATGGCTACCGAAGTTGGAGAAAGCACGCAAGTAAAGGCGAATCTTGCTTTTATGGCGAAGGTCATTGCCGTTGTAGGCACGGCAGTTTGGGGTTATAGCGTCATTTGGAACAAGCTTACCACATTAGACAATGGCTTGGATAGGGTTCAGCACGAAGGCACGCTTCTAGGCGATCTTTCGGCACGCATGATGCACCTAGAAAAATTTGCGGAGCAAGCAAAGGCAGATTTGGAAAAATTAGTAAACAAACAAGATGAACCTATTACTTCAGATCATCAACAGTTCGAACGATTGAAATATCTTGAGAAGGAACTAGACAGATTGCGTGACATAATGGAAAACCATTTGTCGAAAGGACAATGAAAAAATGGGTGAAATTCTTCTCATGTTACTTACAGGCGGTGGTTCTACGGCAATGGGGGCGATACTCAAGGGTGTGTTCGGTTTCCTTTTCGAGAATCGCAGGCAAAAGCACGAATTGGAATTGGCAAGAGAAACTCGTGCAAATGAAAATTTCATTAAGTTACAAAATTCAATACATCAAGGAGGCAATGGGGAATTTGTTTCTTTTAGCAGGCGTATCATTGCTTTTATGGGCGTTGGTACTCTTTGCCTGTGCGTCTTGCTCTGCACCATCTTCCCACAAGCAGAATTTCTCTCAATCACGAATGCAAGCGGAGAAGGACGGACAGAATGGTTCTTTGGGTTTTTATCCTACCCCGCAAGCCAAGAACCAATTTTACTCTCTAGTGGACACCTCGCCTTTATGGGGCAAACGGCACTCTGCGGAATTTTGGGTTTTTATTTCGGACCTGCACCAAAAAGATGAATGATTTGAACAATACAATTTTGCTAGGGGCAAGCGGAACGGGCACAACTTTGTTGTTGAATGAGTTGGTGAATCCTTTGCTTGCTACAATTACGGGCGTTTTAACAATATTGATACTTGTGCAAAAATTGTACAAAGAGCACAAATCCATGAGGAACAAAGATGAGAGGGCTTGAAACTTTAGTCGGGCAAAAGATACAAGGAGCACTCCAAGATTCATTAGATGTGCGAGTTGCCGAGCAATTGAACGATATTCCAAAAGACAAAGTTTGCGTTGTGAACCTAGACACAAAACGCCAGAAGGATCCTGCATTAATCGATGTATTTGAAAATACTTTTAAAATAGAATTACGAATGCGTTATGGTGACGCGACCGAAAACGAAATGGAAATTGCGGGCAAAGCTATACACTTTGCGTTGATTAATCCCCATGCTTGGCAAAATAACAACGATGTGTTGCATTTCAGTTTGCAAGAGGTAAAAAAATTCATTTCCGACAATTATTGGAGGCAAGAGTTCAGTTACATGATCGTTGCCGTTGACAAAGAATCTTAACTAGAAAGGTATTTATTATGACTATTGAAAAATACGGCGACGCTGCAAATATTGATTTTGGTACAGACCAAAAAGGAGTAGGGGCGGGTTTAGACATCGTAACTTCCTACTCAGTTGAGGAAACTTATGCGACCGAATTGTTTCTAAAAGATGCAACAGGCGCAACCGTTGGGCTTGTGCAAGGAGACGCTAGAACCACAGGAACGGTTTCGGGATATGGTACAGGGAGTACGGTAACTTTAGGCGCGTCATTTGATAATGATTTAGGAGTCGGTGATGCAAATTGTGCCGTGTCCTCAGTTCGTGCAAGTGGCTCCAATGAAGATTTTACAAATTACGAGTTGAGCTTCAATGCGTTTCAAGGTGTAACCATTACTTGCGACGCAAAAGCAAAACACGACATCGAGCCTTTGCAAGACGCACCAAGGAACGACGATTTGTCCGAGCTTGCTTACCTTGTCAGCGAACTACTCTGAAAGTGAATTGTTAGAAAAAGTAAGGCAATTAAAGCCTGTACAATTTCGATACAATGAAGATTTCGACCCCGACTGCGTATTGCGGGCAGGGTTTGTCGCACAACAAGTGCAAAAAGTATTTCCCGAATTAGTTAAGGAAATCGATGGATATTTAAGAGTGAACACGACCGCCTTGGGCGGATATATAGATCGAGCATTACATGAACATAAGAAACGCAAACTCCGCGCTTGCTAAAGGCGATCAATTTTTAAGAACAAGGGACACAAGATTTGCAAGTGCCTTACTTACTCTAGGTTTTAAATTATATGAAAAAACGCCTTACACGCTTTTCGAAGATGTAAAAACGGGGCAACAACAAATCATTTGGCAGTTTTCCCATAAATCAGAGTGCGGGAGATATTCTGCCTATAAAATGCTAAAGGCGTACAAGAGCCCAAAACTACTTGTGGCGGAAGACGATCACTCTATCGCTTTGGCGAATTGCATTGCGACATTAAAAAATCGAGAGCTTTTAATTGACATCTGCAATAACGCCGAACCAATTTTGCGTAAATGGCGAGATGATGGCAATTTGTGGTATGTGCCCGCAAATACGGAATTGGGGCAAGAGGTTTCGGCGGAATAATAAAAAGAACATAAAATAGACATGAACCAAAAAAGAATCAAAAAACAAATGCTCGAAGGTGACACCATCGAGATTAGCGGTATAATATTCAACAAAGTCACGGCATCGAGTTTTACGCTTTGCGAAATGCTAGAACTTTCCATGCTAAAAGACAACAAGGCAGAGTTCTCGCAAATTGAAATTCTAATGTTCTTATATTTGCACCATATAGGCTCCAGAGAGGCACGAGAAATCATTTTTGACACAGAAATGGGCGTAGATTCAAAAGGACGATCAAAGGCGTTTCTCGACGCTTGTTTGGATTGGGGCGATTCTTTGTCGATTACTGATTACACAAAGCTTGCACAAGGCGTAAAACTTTTATTAGACGACGCTTTTAGTGGGGCAATTGAGGAAGCGAAAGGAACTAAGGAGGGAAACGCACGGAAGGTGGCGTAGGGTCGTCGCCTTTAAATATGCTTTCCATGTGTTATGCGGTCGCAAAGAACGCAAATGATGCCGAGCGGATTTGGTGGGAAATGCCTTTGTGCCGACTTTGGGCAATGCTCCATTGCTTCATGTACCAAAGCGGGCAAAGTGTCGTATATAGTGAAACCATAAGTAATGTCCAAAAGAATTTTTTGAAAAATGAAAATCAGTTACAAGGTAAACTCAAAGCGTATGAGCGAAACCTTGCAGAAGTTGAATATTTACGCAGATGATCAACTTGGGAAAGCGACTGAAAATATTTTACGGCGTGTCATAACAGGCGAAGGGGCGGAATCATTGCCAAACGACATTGGGTTGCAGGGGTTAGCAATTAAGCACGCTCCTACGCCTGCTAGGATTAAATCTGATGTTA